GCATGACGGCGTATGCGGCGGCTAAGGCTGTCGGCATGAGTCAGTCAGTGCTTACCCGAGCAATCAAAGCCAGAAACGACAAGACCAAGAAGCGCTGCCCCACGTGCGGGCACATCGTAAAGGACGCGAAATGACCAAGAACGAAGCCGCGAGCGTGGCGCAGGGGCTGGATCGTGAAGCCGTATTCGCCGCGATGTATGCGCGCGACCCGTACTGGGATACGCAGGGCAGGAGTTCGGCTGCTGCGGTCAGGCTTGCGCTAGACGTTCTCACCCAAGCCGCACCGCCTGCCGCGCCTGTGCAGGATGCAGGGCTGAAAGCTGCTGCCGATTTCATCCAACGCAAGGCGGACGACTACGCGAGGGAATTCGGAAGCGACGATATGGGGTCGCTTTCGTTCGGCAACGATGCCATGCGGGATTACCACTGGGGGCTACTGGAACTGGCCGACGAGATTCGAGCACTCGCAGCGCCCGCCGCACCAGCGAGCGAGCAGGACGACTGGCGATCAGCCGTCCGCGCGGCGTGCTCACATCTTGATTACCCGATTGACGCCCCGCAGCGCGTTCAGGATGCACTGCGTGCGCTGAGGAATTCCGTGTGGGCCGCCGCACCAGCTACCGGGGAGTCGGGGGCGGTGGCGCCGGAAGGCTGGAAGCTGGTGCCGCTTGAGCCTACTGAGGCAATGACGTTTATCGGGCAGAAGCACCGCTACGACTCTGCGTGGAGTATCGGCGCAATCTACCGCGAGATGCTGGCAGCGTTTGACGAGCCCTTTAGCATCGACGGCCGGGACTACGACGACGCTGCAGCAGAGGCCGCATCTACCGCAGGGGACGGCCGGCATTTCAGCGGCGGGAATCAAGAGCTTCCGTCCGAAACTATGACGCGTATCCGGGCCGCATCGGCGCAGCAGGATGAGCGCGAGGCGCGGGCATTCGAAGATTGGCTAGCCCGAGTGTGCCCCTCCGGCGACTGCGAGGCAGTGCAGCGACAGTGGGAAGAAAGCAGTGATTACGCTGACTTGCATGATGACCAGCAGTCGCAGGCCGGTGCGGTGGCGCTTCCTGAGCGCATGGCATGCCCCGGTCAAATCTTTGGCGAACGTCGCGCTTTTGCCAGCGGCTGGAACGCATGCCTTGATGCCGTCGACGCCGCCCTGTCCCGCGAGCAGCCGCAAGGAGATAGCAATGGCTGACTTCATCAAAGACGGCGGGCCGGCGTTTCCCGGAGAGAAAGACGTCGTGCACTTCGATTCTCTTGGATACGAGAAGGGGACCAAGCGCGCTATCGTTGCCGGCATGACCCTGCGTGACTATTTTGCGGGGAAGGAATTGGCGAAGGTCGATGGCGTAAGCGTCAACGACATCCCATCTGCCTACCTGCGTTTGGCAGACCACTGCTACCGAATGGCCGACGCCATGCTCATCGCCCGCGAGCAGCCGCAACCGTCGAATGGCGACCGGGAAGGGGGTGCGTCGTGATACCGACCGCTGATTTCGTAGTAATCCGAGACGACAGCGAAGTAGAGACGCAGTTCATGGATGTCGAATCTCTTCATCGGTTTAGTTATTGGCGAGAGGCCCGCAGGTTCGCTTGGAAGGTTGCTCATGAGAACCAGCTAGCCGTAGTTGCAAATGATCGGCATGGCTGGGCCATTCATTGGGAGCGCGCCAGCACCGCCACTGAAGGCTCGAAGAATGGCTGACATTTTGATCGCCTGCGAGGAATCCGGCACTGTGCGCGACGCGTTCATCGCCATGGGCCATAACGCCATTAGTTGCGATCTTCAGCCTACGCGCTCACCTGGCCCGCATCTGCAATGCGACGTGCGTGACGTGCTGCATCTAGGTTGGGATGCGATGATTGCGCACCCGGTGTGCAAGCGCCTTGCTAACAGTGGTGTCCGTTGGCTGACCGTTCCGCCGCATGGCAAGACGCTGGAGCAGATGTGGCACGAACTGGAGAAGGGCGCGGCGTTTTACCGTGCACTGCGCGATGCGCCGATTCGGTTCAAGGCCATCGAAAACCCGGTGATGCATCCGCACGCTGTGGAGAGGATACGCCCCGCCTACCGACAGGTAGTGCAGCCGTGGTGGTTCGGTGATCCGACATTCAAGGCTACGGGCTTCGAACTGATCGGGCTTCCTGATCTGAGGCCGACGAACAAGCTTGTACCGCCGAAGCCTGGCACGCCAGAGCACAAGGAATGGTCGTGGGTCCACCGCATGCCGCCCGGACCTAACCGGGAGCGTGAGCGCAGCAAGTTCCAGCCTGGCATTGCCCGTGCAATCGCAGAGCAATGGGGCGCGTTTATTGAAGGCTCGAAGAATGGGGGAAATGGAAATGGCTAGGGAATGGGATGGAACGCGCAGCCCGTTTGACAAGGCTGACGAGAAACTGGATTTGGATGCGCTGGAGCGCGCGCTCATTGGCAGTGCAATGGGCTTGACCTTCCGCGAATGCCAAACGTTGATCAAATACGCCCGCGCCCTCGAAAACGATCAGGCTGGTTGGCTGAAGGCGAACGCGCCGGGTGGGTGGGACCTGCTTAAGCTGATCGACAACTACGGGCGAGCTTGCCGGCGTGACGGTAGCCCGGCATGGGAGAGCGACGAAGGACAAGCATTGAAAGTCGCCCTTGAAAGCCGCGCCAGCAACGCTGGCGGTGCTGTGGCGTGGTCTGTGACGAACGATGGCGGGAGGTCGATCAGCAGCGTGTTGTTCGCGGATTACTACGATGCGGCAGACCATGCCCGTCGCTGTGGCGGAATGACCAAGCCGATTCGCGTCTACACCCACCCCGCCCCCGCATCGAAAGAGCCTGTGGCGGATGAGGGAATCAGTTTCGATGAATGGTATGCAGGGCTGTCTCCGCAATGGCAGCGAGTAATTGAAGCAGACAGCGCATCAAAAGGATGGACGGCCCGCGCCGCGCTCGCCACCGCGCAGACGGTGCCGGATGGGTGGCTGTTGGTGCCTGTAGAGCCTACCGACGCCATGCTTGATGCTACGCGCGGGAAAGGCTGCTCACCCGGATCGTGGAACAACTGGGCAAAGAAGCGCCATGCGACGATCTACCGACAGATGCTCGCCGCAGCGCCAGCCAAGCCGGAGGGGGTGTGATGAGCGCGACCGCACGAATCCGTGTTGAGGTAGAGGTGACCGTGGGAAGCTGGAGCGAGGCTGCGACGTTCGCGGAGACCAAAGACCAAGTGAAGCGCGAAGGGCTTCAGATCATTCGCAATGCGCTGGCAGAAAAAGGCGGCCGCATCATCGGAGAGCCGAAATGCCTCTTCGTGATCGCGCACGAAAAGGAGGGGGTGTGATGAGCGATGAACTGAAGCCGTGCCCGATGTGTGGTTGCCAAGAAATCGACGTGCGGTCCCGCAAGACGACCATAGTGGAGTGCAAGTCCTGCGGGCTGATGATGTTCGACTACAGGGACGGCGTTGTACGAGATGTGATCGCCGCCTGGAACACTCGCCGCCCCACCCCGGAGCAATCGGGCGAGACGCGGGAGCGTGCTGCGAGCGATGCGTTGACACTGGTCGGTCACGCTGAGTATCTGCGTGGCATGGGGCAATCTGACATGCCTTCGTGGTTCCTTGGGCTGGCAGAGCGGATTGCGCGTGGAGCAGGACTTATGACGCTTGCAGATAGGTGCGCCGCCATGGATCGGTCGGCGCTGGGGCGGGAGGAATAAACTCAGGAGTTGGCCCGCTTTGTCGGGCCTTTTTTAAAGGTTAGAACAATGAAAAAAATCGGGTCAATTCTGGCATTTATTCCAGCAGCGGCAATGGCTGTGGACATCGAGATAGGGGCGGGGATCTCGCACTATACTCCACGCGGGAATATGATGTGGTGGCAGGACGGCTTACCACACAAACTGGATTTGAATGCGCCTGCGTTTGAAATCGGGCTGGCTGATCGATTTTACACACGCGGTCGGTGGGGTGTCGATTGGCACGCCGGGTACGTCTATCTTGGCAACGTCCACAGTGATGCGCGCGCGACTGCCGATCACAACTACAGCAAGGAAACCAAGTCTTGCATTGGCACATGCCTGTATCAAAACCGTTTCGTCGGCAACGGCCATACGCAAGGTATCAAGCTGACGCTTGAGCCTAACTACACATGGAATGGCTGGAAGTTAGGTGTAGAGGGAGGCGCCATGGCATACATTCACACATGGAATGTGAATGTCTATAACAGCCAAGGTGATCTTCTTGTGAATACGAATAGCGAAAGGAAGGTTCGTTTTGCGCCAGTAGTCGGAGCATCTATTTCACGCGGCCCGTTTTCGGTGGCATATACGCACTATTTCAACAAACCTTATTCAGACCCGATGTATTCGCTGTGGCGAGCGACGGATACGGTGACGTTGCGTTATCGTTTCTGACCTACTTAGAAAGATTGTTGATAGTGTCGTCTTTTGTCTTATTGGCTCGGGTGGTGCCGAATTCGAAGCTAAAGAGTTGCTCCACCCATCCCAGCGCACGACCGAGAATAAGCGAAATTCCGCCCTTAGCGTATTCGTTTAAGTCGCCCATCCAGATCACCACGGCAAGGCAGATAAGAACCAGCAGCAGGGCAGCGCCGGCTAGTACATTGGCACGCTCATTGACCCGGCCAGCCGATACATAAGCCATGTCGCGGGCACGCGCGTTAGCAACATCAGCCAGATATGCTTTATCTAATTCGACTTGCTGGCGACCCATTTCCTGCTGGAATTCCAAAACCTTATTGGGATCAGCTTTCAGCGCTGCTAGAGCCGATTCCGGGCTTACTTCGCCCGTAATAGTCTGGGCAATACCTACAACATGCGCGGCAACATCTTCCGCTTTATCGCTACCGGTCAGTAACTTGATGATTCCAGGCACGAACTGGCCGAGAGCCATGGCGATTGGGATGAGTGGCATCACGACCTCAGCAAGTTATCAGCAACACGATTAGCCCATCCCTTACCAAATGACGACCAAGTAGGAAGGGAGGTAAAGAATTTCAAGCGATGACCGTTGAATCTGCGAAGCGCTGCATCGGGATCAGTCTTGTCTACGGCATTCATCGTGCCAGGCCCGAAAACGCCATCATCGGTCGCACCTACGGCACGTTGCAGCCATTTGATAGCCTGTTTGGGACCGCTATTGTATGAGGCGTCGAACACATCAAATCTCAGAGCGTTAGGCAGTTCATCTGCCCGTACCGTATCCCAATACTGATTCTTGGCGATCTGCTTTGCGGTAGCGAGAGGCAAATCCTTCATGGCGCCCATGTATCCAGCTTGGCGAGCTACGCGAGCAGTGATCCCCCACATGGTTTCACCACCCGGGTCGTTCGGATGGTTTGCATAACCACCCTCATTCCCAATAAGCGCCACAAAAGATTCGTCAAAGTTCATCGCTGGCCCCTAGCCTTTTGTACCTCATATTCGACCGTCGATAGACGCCTGTCGATGACCATCAATTGCTCGCGCTGTTCCTTAAACAGAAATGCATATGATGGAATGACAATGATTGTCATCACCAATAGCGCCCCAGCAATCCAATTCTTCAGCCCGCTTAACTTCGTCTCCACGCCTGAAAGGCGCCTGCCGTGATCCTCCACATGGCTGACGATAGATGTCAGTCGCTCAGTCTGTCCGCGCGTATGTTCCTGAACACTCGAAAACGTGATCTGCAACTGCAAGAGAGAATCCATCTTGCTTGGAAGCTGCTGCAACGTTTCCATTTGAGCCTCCAGGCGCGCGAACCTTTCCCTTAGTTCGTGATCCACGTTTTCGCTCATCCATGACCCCGGATTGATTGATTATGCGTCGCCGTTGGGGATTGTGTATCCCAATACGTCAATGCTGAATCCACCGCTCGAATATGTATTCGGATTTACGGTGTAGTCGATTTGCAGCGTTGGCCCTACGATAAATTCCATCGCATTGAAGGTACTGAATTGGACGCCATTGACCGGAGTAACGCCGACTCCAGCATTAATGCCGGTAATGGCTGACCCTGTAGGGCGAACCTTTGCCAGAATCTGCGTGCCCGCAGTAGGATGGGTAATCGTCAACTCAAAGTTGAAAAGGACAGTCAACGCAATGGGAGGCACGACTACTGCCGCTGATACAGCAGTCATTGTCGAAGCGGTTCCAGTAGTTAGAATCCGATTTGCACCTCCAGATGCCAAGTCATAGATAACCGTGGCACCTCTGACATAGCTTCTGAGAATAAATGTGCTGGCATCCAGACGCATAGTCGTCGCAAAAGCATAATGCGTGTATCCAGTAGGGAGCGCCGGCCCAACCCCGGGATTCTGCAAACTGGTGATCGTCGCCATAGTGACGCCGTTCCAGATGTAATAGAGATAAAGGAATGAGCCTGCGGGGAATACGGCAAGCTGATCGCGCCCATTCACAGCAGGGCCGGCAAGCGTAATGTCATTGGTGAACGTCACGCCGGAAGGCAGCGTAATAACGTCGCCATTGGCGATAGGCTGGAGCGTCACATAACGAGCCACCACATCATAACGAGTGTTCGGAGATCCGGCATTGTTTAGCCCAGACAGGCCGCGAACACCGGACGCCCCCCCACGAGAACGCGCCAAAGAGGTTACCTGGAACTGTGTGCCATCATAGGTAACCTCCACGACTTGCCCGGACAGAATATCTCCCCCAGACAAAGCCGCAGTGCCGGTTTTCGTAATATTCTTTGCACCAAGCCCGTTAATATTGAGCGTCGGAGCACTTGTGGTGTTAGTGCCTGCCGCGACAAATCGAAAAGTCTGTCCTGCGGTGTAAGTCGTCGGCCCGGGAGCAATCGTACCGACAATCGTGTCGGCGCCAGTTACAGAGAGCCATTGCGGCTGACCGTCCTGAACTTGGCCATACGACGGATACTGATTGCGCTGATTGGCGTTGCCAACTGCCGTGTGCTTGAAGTTGCCCATCGGCAGGTCCGCAATAGGGACCGTCTGACCATCGTAGGCCAGAGATTGCGTGATTGCCGTAGCAATGTCATTGCTTGTGGGATTCCACCACCCGCCAGACGAAATGACCGTGCCTGGAATCGTGGGATTCGACGGTGGTAGGGTGTACGACCCCGAGCCGTTTCTAGGCATATCTATACTCCTTTCTGCTATGCTTCGTTTATCTTTACGAGGCCATCAACATGACCGACTACAAGCCACTTATTCCGCTGCTAACTCTTGCCCTGTACTTCGTCCTCAAAGGCGCCTATTCACGGTTTAGCAACTGGCACACGAACCGCAGGCTGAAGAAGCAACTTCGCAGCTAGCTCTGCCTCCTGCGTTGTCATCTTGTTACCGCGTTTCTTCAGGTCAGCTGCCAAAGCGTCAGCAACAAACTGACGTTCCTCAATCCCTTTTGTGGCACTCCGCACGAGGTTTCCAGCCAATCTAGCGCCTGGAAGCGGCACACGTTCAATCAGATCCGGCAAACGGCCTTGCAGGTTAGCGGCCAGTGCCGCCGTATTCGACGTGTTGACCGTTGACGCAGCGGGGAAGGCATTGATATAAGCCCCCACGCGCCCCACGCGCTGAATGTCCGCAACTTCTTCAGGGGTGAAGAATGCGCCGAGCTTGGCAGTACCGATCTTGCGCAACGCTTCTGCATACCGCTCGGGCGAGAATTGTTTATCCCCCGCGATGTTTGCGCCAAATGCAGCCCGGTTCAGTTCATTGCCAAGTTGGCTGCGAGCCTCTTTGAAAGCATCTGGCGCAGTTTCTTTAAGCAGGTTGGACAATGCATTTACGTCTTCCGTCTTGCCATTGATAACAAATCGCTTAACGAAATCATCTGGCGCGACAGTGCCTTGCGATGCGGCTTTCAGTGCCGGGATGGCATCCTGAAGATCGAAGCGTTTCTTCGCCAGCGCCACGGCGGGAGCGAACGCCCCCCCTTTCGGGTCTGCGCTTAGAACGGCATCCTTGACGCCCTTTGACAGATCGCCTAGCGCTTTATTTACCGCAGGATCATTGCTGTGGTTTGCGTTGATTACCTTGGATAGCTTATCAGCGTCTTCAATGGTAAATACGCGACGCTGCTTGCCGCTCAACAACCCCAATTCCTCGAAGTTGTTACGCACCCCGCTCGGGATCTTGTCTCCGAAGTTCTTGAGGGTTTCAGCGTACTTTTGCGACAGCCCTTGCAGCGGTACATTCAAGTCCTTGCCCGTCGAAAGCCGCGCAGCGGAATACGCGTCCGTGACAGATTTACGGAGCGATTCGTCCGCTGCCTCCAGAGAGTCAGATAGAACCCTGCCGGCTTGATATGTCTCCATGGGCTGCCCTCGCAACGCATTGAGCCTATCTTGCAATTGGTTATTTTGGTTAGCCAGTCTAGCCAAAAGCGGATCTCCGACGCCTTGGACGCCCCGAATATTTCGTTCGCGCGCGTACTGTGCAGGGTCGCGCGTCAATTGCCCAAGCGTCGGCTCTACGCCTACTTCGCGGAAATCCAAGGCGCGCGCCAGGGCTTTGGGGTCGGCGCCCGGGTTCTGGATAATCGCCCCCTCGACAGCTTTCGCGTCAGATTGGCTGAGGGGCATGCCAGTTTCACGGGCAACATTCTTGACGGCGCGCTGGGCCACGTCCGGCGCAGCATCAGGCGTCACCTTTGAGAATGTCGTCGGCGGACGGCTTAATGCGCGGGTGATAGCGGAACCTGCTACTACCGGAACGGCTGACCCAACCAGCGCGGCACCAATCTGCCCCATCGGGCCGGCGCCTTCCTCCCGCGCGATTCCTTGTCCGGCAGCACCGCCAGCGGCGCCAGTAATCTGCATGCCTGGAGCGGTAGCGAGAACATTGCCAACACGACTTAGGACGCCAGTCCCTTGATTCGCCAGCGCACGCCCAGCGCTGACCTGACCGCCCGCCCCAGCCATAGCCCCGGCCACATCCTGCACAACTCGTTCAGTAGCGTTTTCCGGCTGCGGAATGCCAGCCGCATTCATTGCGCGCTGCGTGACTTCGGATGGCATTTGCAATTGTGGAATGTTCGTTCCTGCGAGCCTATTGACTCCGCCGATTCCCATATTTATGAGCGAATTCGCTGCATCGCCGACCATATTCGGCAAGCCTGCAATGCCAGTCACGCCCGCACGCGCCGTCAATCCAACCTGCCGAGCCAATTCATCGTAAGCAGATCGTTGTGTGGGCGCCGTCTGCTGCTGCACCGGAGCTGCCTGAGCCTGCTGTACGGGCTGCGGAGTCGTGCCAGCACCCAGCCACGCGTCAACAGTCGAAACGCCGCCAGTGGCCGGCTTCGATTGCCCAAGCCATTCATCGGCAGCAGTGGTAGAGGTCTGTTGCGGCATGATGCCCTTCTTCAGTTCTGCAAACGTGCTGGAGACGCGATCCAGGTATTTCGACGTTTCTTCCGGCAGCCCACGTTGGCCCGAGGCGTATTTGTCATACGCAGCCGGCCCCATGTTGTATGCCTGTACTGCCTTGTCAAGATCGCCATACTTATCAATGAGTTGGCGCATGTATTTCGCGCCGCCCATAATGTTCTGCTGGGGGTCTGTGACATTCGTCACGCCAAGATCTTGAGCCGTACCGGGCATAAGCTGCATCAGTCCAAGTGCCCCTTTAGGGCTGACAGCTTTTGGATTGCCTTGGCTCTCCCGCATCATCTGCGCGCGCAACAGATCCGGGTCTATCCCATACTGTTGTCCAGCCGCGTTAATGATGTCGTCGTATGCCATTTACTGCACCCACTGATTTTGCAGGAAGGTCTGCACCTTCGTTTTCAATTGCGAAGCGTCTTTCTGCTGGCTCATGAATGCGGCCCGCTGCTCAGGCGTCATCATCGAGAGTTGGTAGATACGCGGGTCATATGACTTGCGCCATTCCGTCTCAAACTTGTTCAGTGCGGCAGGGTTATTGTTGTTCGCCGCGAGGAAGTTATCCGCCGCGTTAGCCTTGGCTTGCAATGCCAACTCCATAGACTTGAGCTTGGGAATAACCTCAAGCATCGCCTTGTTGGTCATGTCTGCACCTGGCGTGCCATGCATGACCAGATCCATTTGCTTATCCGTGCCAGTCCCGCCCATCGACTTCTGGTATTGCTGGATCAGGTTTGAAGCGAGCTTCTGGACTACTTGAGCATTGCTGACATCGTTGCTCCCAAAGGCGAGCCCGCTAGGGAGCTTGGAGTTGATCGCGGCCAGGTTCTCGATACGACCAGTCCAGCCCGGTCCGTATTGCGTGCGGCCATTGGCATAGGCTTCGAGCGTATCAAGGATGTTCGTGCGCTCGGCAGAGTTGCCTGCCGTGTCCTTGAGCGTGTTGTAATTGGCCGCGTTGCCCTCTGCGAGCTTCGTTTGCCCAACCTGCTCGGCAGGCGACAAGCCCGGGCGAATTTGCCCCGGAGGCTGATAGCCGGCGAATCGTCCTGCTGCGGGTTGACCCGCCTGCCCCGAGCCTTCCGCTTGAGCCGCTTTGGTAGTGAATACCGGATTGCCTTGCGCATCGACACCGGTAAGCGTCTCGTATTGGGCTTTGCCGCCAGCCTCCGCCGCAGAGATGGCGCGTTTCGCCCCTGTGTACCCAGCAATTGGGATAACCATTTGCGAGCCATCCGCCCGGGTAACAACCTCCATGCCTTCGCCAACGTTCGGATTTTGGGCGAGAACTTCGCGTACATTAGAAGGATTCCGGTACACCTGTCCCGGACCACCAGCAACCGGAGCAATATAGTTCTGCTGCTGAATGCGTCCGGCGTTGGCTTGGGAAATCTGCTCAGGGCTCAAGCCTGCCTGACGGCCAAGAAGCGTGGATTCAGTGGGCTTATAGAAAGGTGCCACAAACCTGTCAATATACTTATCCGGGTCGCGCAGATACTCCTGAGCAGCTACGCCAACGGGAATGCCGGCAGGGTTAAGCTGGCCGCCAGGCTGCAACGGTGCCGCTTGTTGCTGTACTTGCGACTGAGGCTTATTCATCGCCGTAGCGAGATTTGCAGCATTAGCATTCGTCGGACCACCGCCGCCCTGCATCGATGCGGCAAGTTGCTCGACAGTCGGTTGGGCCGATTGTGTAGTCGACGCTGCCGGCGCACCAGTCAAAGCCTGCCACTGCTGACGACCAAGATCAGAAAGTTCTGCGCTTGCTTGTTTCTGTAGCAACGCACCGCCCAGAGCGGATGCGAGCTGAGTAAGCCCCGCACCTACCCCATAAGTAGGGACGTATTGATACCCGCCACCAGCAGGGCGATAAGCATCCACGTTCCCTTTCATGCCATTCTGAATCAGAGCCTGAGCAAGCGCCTGCTTCGTCTGTAGGTCATACAGATTCGATTGATACTGAGGGAGGACGGTAAAGCCTGCGGAGGTAGCCATATCAGTTCGTCATGGTAATTCGTATCGCCGGGCATACCACACCGACAACACCGGGTAGCGAAAACGTATTCAGCGTGAACCCGGACCCATACACATTACAGCGCAACTTGGTGCCCTGAGCAAAATACCGAGTAGCCCCGAAGTTAATCATTTTGTTGGTCAGAATCTGTGCGAAATCCGTACGCCCGGAATTCATTATCGTTTGAAACCCGCTTCCTGTATCGGCTTCCGCAAAGAAATTCATTCTGCCGCCCAGCAGTGAACTGGACAGAAACTGAAACTCAAACGTGTACGTGCAAGACTGGAGAAGTGTTACCACCCCGGTCGTGTTGTCGTACTGGCAATTCAATACCTGATTTATCGTTGGCACCACCAATGGCGCGGGACTTCCAGGGGGATTTATTGTCGCGGATGTGTCTACTACATCCAGCGCCACCGGCATTGCAAGATAGCTCATGATTATTGTCCTTGTTCTCGGGCATCACAGGACATCCCATGTTGTCCCGTTGTATTGGACAGTAATCGTGGTGTATTGGGTTCCAATGCTTTTGGTCGCGGTGCCATCAATATTGGCGCCGTTTCCATCCACGGTCACGGCATTAGCCGACGCATCTATTTTCTTGACATTGATAACCTGCCCGCGAATGGGAACCGCAGGAAGCGTTACCGAGAATGCCGCCGCAGTCGCATCAGCGCGGATCGTATAGTCAGAAGTCGTCGCTGTTGTCGCGGTAGAAACTAAGCGCGTAGCAGCCGCGAATGAGGTAAATTGCCCTCCTGTCGTTCCCGGCGCCGCTTGTGCTGTTGCTCTCAACATTTTTATTCTTCCTTACGGGTTAAGCAGCGATACGGTATAGGACTGCAATGTGATTGTGTCGGCAACATTGGCTAGTTGCGCATAGATCACTAGGCTCTGTGTGACACCAGTATTCACCGCGCGGTTATCGTTGTCGAAAAACGTCGCTGTGCTACCCGCTTGGTTGCCTTTGAATCTGTTGTACTGAGAAGTCAGGCCATTCTTATTAGCGATGATGTATTCAAGGGAGCAGGCAAAGCTTGAAGCGGCATTCGTAGTGAAAGCAGGAACAATGTCACTGGCACCGAACTGGATTGAGTACGCCTTCTGGTTTGTATTGGCGGTGTGCTCGTACTCAGTACGGATTTCCAACACGCTGTTAGCGCTCAATACCGGGATAGGAATCGTCGCCATCGCCGTCTTTGTCAGCGTGCCGGTAAGCGTTACCTGTCCGCCCTGCGCCAGAACCGTAGGGACGTTCGTGGGAACGGCCCCGCCGCCCCCTGATCCGCCAGCGACAGCGCGCAGCATTATTGACCGTCCCCGAACGTGGCGTACAGAGTGGAGCCCGTTCCGGCTGCGATAACCGAGATCACCGCCCCCTGTGGAAACGTGAAAGTTTCAATGGTGTTCGCCAGCATCGGCATTGAGGTAGCGACAGTCGCCGTGCCCGCAAAGGCAATAAACACGGTTTGCGTACCCGCATTTACCAGTCGGACGGTGACGCCCTCTACTGCAATGATGGGGAGCGGCATGCTTTGGGCCGCAGCCGTAACTGCGATATTGTTCGTGCTGGCTGCGCCACCGCGAGGTTGAAACGAAGACGTAATAGCCTGCATGGGTCACCTGTTCTGCAAGAGAAGGCGGATTAGCTCCGCGTTTTGATCGGGATTGGTTACAGTCGCCGTAGGGCGATTGAAGTTCATCTGCTGCTGTTGCTGAGGCTGAATCGTGCCTTGATTCTGTTGCGGACTCAGTGCGTTGATACCTTGCTGGAACAGTTGCCCCTTCTGCATGGTTGACAGCCCATTACCGCCAAACAGGCCAGCCCCACCAGAGCCAAGGAACCCTGTGCTGGAGAACAATGGCGCACTTGATCCAGCCAGCGTGCCAGTCCCAAGTGAACCGCCGAACATACCGCTGCCACCCAAGGCGCCTGTGCCTACCGTGCCGCCTTCGAAGATGCCAGGCAGGACCGAGCTGCCAATGCCGCCGCCGTAGCCAGCCGCGCCTAGTCCGCCTGCCCCGGCGCCGCCAGCACCACCACCGGCCGCCGCTGCACCACCACCGGCACCACCAGCCCCTAGCCCACCCAGAAGTGCACCGCCCCCGAAGAAGGCGCCAGCAGCCGTGCCTAGCGCGCTGGCGGGCTTGTCCCGTACGACATCCCCGATCTTGTCCACCGCAGGGATATAACGCCGGACCGGGTTAATCGTCTCGTCTACCCGGTCGAATGGCGTCATCACCTTGGATAGAGCCGTATTCGACATACGCGGAATCTCGACCGAAGTCAGATTTACCCACTTGTCGCCCACGCCAGGAATCATGGCGATAGGGTCCGTGTATTTCTGGAACTTCTTGCCGAAATTCCCAAGGATTGAATCGTGGTTGCCAGATGCGAAGATGTTGCTTCCGAGGCCCATTACAGGCTCCTGTAATCGACCATCAGCACGCCCGCGAAGTTACTCACTGCATGCTTGGGAGCCTCTTGGGCCAGAACGCCAATCCGGCGCTTCGTCTCGAATACATAGCGGTAGCTATAGACCGGCGTGCCGTTCCATTCGCCAATCCTGCGAATATCACGCTTCACCCGAGCGTCAGACATCAGGTAGGCCGCGCCAAGTGTGCCGCCTAGGCCCATCAGGCCGCTGGTGAATTGGTTTGAGCCTTGCTGGCGCGCATTGTACTGGCCCAATTGCCCTTGATAGGCATTGTTCATATACGCGCCAATATCAGCGGGATTAATGCTGCTGGTTGCCGGACCAGAATAGCCAGGGATCAGCCCGGCGATAGACTGGAGATTTGAGTACGGAATCTGGGAGTTTCCAACTTGCTGTTGCGTCAAGCCAGTACGCTGCCCAAGAAGTCCAGCCTGTTGCCCGAGCAATCCGGCTTGCAGATTGATGTTCTGGTTCTGCGCGGCCATCTGGTTGAGGCCCATCTGCTGCCCCTGCGTAATGGCGTTGTTTTGTGCCTGACTATACGCAAAGTCCTTGTCACGCTGGAAATTCCCCATGGCATTGTTATATGCCTGCGATCCCGGGGCGAGCCCTTGAGCGGCCAGCTTCGCATCCAAGGACTCCTGCTGCTGGGAATATTGCGGGTCAAGGTAGGACGTTGCCGATTTGTAATAGGCATCCTGACCTTGCTGTGCGAATTGCTGCGCGCGCTGAGGATCGATCTGTGAACCTAGGCCAGCGAACTGATTTCCGAGGCCGGCATACTGATTGCCGAAGTCGTTATATACATTATTGGCGCCGGCAATCATGTCCCCGCTACCGCTTACCTGCCCCAAAAGCCCCTGCATCGCCGCCTGGAGTTGGGGATTGGCAGAAACATTGGTCTGATAGATCGGGGCTCCACTGGCATCGTAGCCAGAAATGGACGACTGCTGACCGCCAAATGGGTTGCTGTAATTGTTGAGGTTCAGCGCCTTGTTATAGGCGGCTGCATCTCGATTAACAGACGTAGTAGCGGCTGCGACGGTCCAAGGGTCCGGGGCGCTAGGGGAAGAGCCACCACCCTTGCCACCGCCAATGCCTTCAAGCGTGGCAGGACGATTCTTCCCGAGAGCCTTGCGAAATGCCAGGATCGGTAGTTCGGGGGAGTCCGAGGTAATCAAGTAATGCCGCATGGTATTTGCCTGTCAGGAACCGGCATTCCTCTTTGAGCATGCCGTATACAATCATGTCTGTTCCATCGGCACATGCGCGGCGGAGTCGTCCCTCGCGGATGAAGCCAAGATGCTCGTCAAATCTCTGAGCATCCAAATTTTCTGCCCGGACAAGTCCGGTAATCCGTTGGCATTTTAGCTGCAAAAACGGGTAATGGAAACAAAATGCCAGATATGCGGGCGTCATCCAGTGCCGTGTTTCATTTGATGCCACATGCATCAAGACGTTATGCCCATCGTAGTCCGCAAAAACAACACCCGCAATCAACTCGCCATCCATCTCCAGTCCGATCCCTTTCGAGCGATGAATGGTTTCCTCACCCATTTTACGGGCCGTCCATTTCACCACTCGATCAGAATCGTCCCAGATAATGCGCTTCAAAGAACGCCCCCATCCCTCATCAGAAAGTCCGTACTGGCCCAATTTACCGAGCAGTCGAGTGCGCCGATTCTAAAATGTAGAGCGCCGGCATACCCTACCCCGCTGATATATTGCCAGTCCTTGCGAACGAGCGAATCAGTACCCCACAGCGCGACGTCCCATAACCCCGAATCCCATATCCCATAAGTGGGCTGAGAAAATCCAGGTGTACCTACAGGGGGAGTCGTGTCGTAATCGACATTGAATCCCATCTGAATACCAGGAGCGCCGTTAGTCTGGATAATAGGGCGAGCCATCACCCACTGCTTAAGTTGGGATGACCCCATGTAGGAGAACGCTTGCAGGCACTCCCCTATAATGGAAGACCCATTATCATCAAACGAGCCGTCCCACGCCTTTACAACAGTTCCGTTTCCGCCGAAATAAATCTGCTCATTAAACAGATCCCAGCAGTTAGCTGCCCATCCAGTAAATCTACACCATGCGCCGGTAATGGTATTCATAACATACTGCTCCTGATTCCCGACTGATACAGGGATATTCAGGATAAGCATATTGTTGTCTGGCAAGAAAGCGATTTGCCACCCGAACAGTCCAGCGTATGTATTGGTTGCGACATTAATCGCGCCGTCGATTTTTCCGGTTAGATTAACCTGAGTATTGACGCGCGACGATGCGAGAGCCTTTGTAAATGGCGCAAGACCATCCCGACCGATATACAGCAGATCACCACCATATTTCATCAGGCAGCGCGTAGCCATCGGGGCGCCCAGCCGCCATACGCCCTTCTTGCTGAAAGTCGTAGCCTGACTCGGGTCTGTCCCCTGATAGATCGCCACTTCGCCCTGATTGGTGACGAAGCATAGATAATCCGTCATGCCTGACGAGTCGCCCGCGTCTACGGTCCAGACGCCCAATGCGACAAGATAGCTGCCACGATTGAAAACAGGCGTCAGGTCAAACAGAGTCGCAGCCCCTTGGATGGCGCCAACCGCGAGATACCAAGCCGACAGAGACTGCTTCTGGATCATCCAGACACGGTTAGCGTACCGGTCGATATGGATCATGTCGGCAGAACTGGCGCCAGTCAGCGCCATTGCGCTCCAGGTCGTGCCATCGTACTTCTGGCCCGAATCCGACCCATTTACCATCAAGAGATGAACGCCACCCGCATTGGCAAAGTTTATGTACTGCCACTTATCGCTGGTCTGGCTGGTCAGCACAGGGGCGCCGACAGGGCCTTGTGCGGTTACGTCGTAGACATTCCCGCCCGCCGCCGCGAACATCTTGGATGTCCCAAGCGTGGGGTTATAGACCATCAGGGAATTTACCTGATTACCTAGACCAGTCGCCCAATTGGTCGATCCCTGTCGGAGCTGCACAGAGGTCGTGGCTGGAAAGAAGTTCTGCATGATGACCGCATCTTGCGGCTCCATCGATGCGATGTTATCCCGCGCATTCCATCCGCCTGTGGGAGCAGGAATAGAAGTGGTGCGGGATACTTGCTGCTTGACGACTGGTTGAACGGCGCGGCGTACCATGCTTTACACCGGCCAAGAGCCCGAAGGGACTAAAATCCCCGGGTAGATGTCGTACCGGGCAGATCCCATGTTGATAATGTCTTTCGTGCCATCTCGCGCGTAGGCGTCGGCCATAAAGGTTTCGTAGTCGGCAAATTCTTGCGCGTATTCCAGACCTTTGGCCTTCTTCCAGCGCCACTCAAGCCCGAGTTTGAACAGATCTTCGCGAAGCAGCAAAACATCATCGTCCATCGTGAAGCGGCTTTGACCGATTCCACCCGCCGATTCGCACCAATTCTGCGTGGTGTACTGAAACCAGCACGTTTGCCCGGGTGAAGGCACTGGGAAGAACAGAATCTGGTTCTGCTGGATGATGAATTGGTTCCATGGGCCGACAAATACAGCCGCCTGGACCTGCTGGTAACGCTGGGCCGTCATCGGCCCATATACAGGCCGACGCAGGTCGCGGTTCCAGATCGTGTCATTGATAATGTTCTTCAGACCGGGCGCCGTGACGTCAAGCGTGGTCTGAAGCTGAACCGCCGTTGTGATAAACGACGTTTCCTTGGTCAGCACCTGCCAGTCTTTATTAGACTGCCATTCACCCTCTTTGTTTGCCAGCGCGACTAGCTGAAGAATTGCGGGATCAGTAGACTGAGCCGCCGAACTAGGATTCGGCAGGTTAATCCGCTGGCATACATCCTGGATGATGGTCAGGCAGGTCATGGATTACTCTTGTTTCGGAGGACGCCCCCGGCGCGGACCATTATCCGACATTTGTGTTTGCAGGTCACGGATAACATTTTCGAGATCCGAGACGCGCGACTTCAGATCGTTATTCTCGGTTTCCAGTGCGGCGATTTTCAGTGCCCCGCCAGTCCCCTCTTGCAGCCGCGCAGCTTCCTGAGCGCGATGCTTCCATTCCCGTGCGCCCATACCCAAGCGGCCGATAGTTTCCTCATTCATCGAGGCAGCGGCTTCCAGAGTCAGGACATGCACATTCGCCATATTGGCGATCTCTGCGGGGGAAAACAACGTAGTCATCATGCGCAAAGGCGTACCGTCAAGCGGCATTTCCTTGCCTTCCTTGTACATCTCGTACATCTTGCGGAACTGCTGTACCCACTCCATGTCGTACTGGCCGACTTCCGCGCGCGACTGGATATTCTTTAGCCACTGATCGGCGTGATTCTCCATGAAGTCACGCGAGCCATGCGGCGTCACGATTACCCAATCTACATCCTTGTAGATCTTGCGCTCCGCCTCGATGCTGGCCGCGCGATCTTCCTCAGTGCGCGTCTCGAAGCGAATATGCGGCTTGCCGCCCTGCATGACACCGACTTGTGCGTACATGGTATTCCTTGGGATGAAATGTATGAATATTTGGAAGTTTATCTATCTTCCATAATCTTTTATGGAAAAAGGGAGGTGTTTAGCCTCCAAATCCCAAGAAGAAAGCCCCGAAGGGCTCTCTTGTGCTGCTCTGTTACGTGATTGCGCCCTGAGCGAACGGACGGTCAATCGTCACCACGTTGTAGAAAATGGTGCCATCGTTGTAGGTGCCGGTCACAGTCACATTGCCGGTAGCCGTTGCGTTAGCGCTCATCGTCACAGTGCGGTTATCCGGGTCGATAGCCGTAATCGTGGTGGACGCCGGAATACCGGTGCCAGTCACAACCACACCAACAAACCAGCCGTCCGTGTTGCCTTGCGAGGTACGCAGCAGAGGCGAGCCCGATTGCGTGGCCACGTTGGTCTTGACGACAGTGGTCGTCGCAGCCGCATTGACACGCGCATTCAGGACTTGCTTGCCCGCCGAGTTAGCGCCCAGCCGGCCAGCAGCCGCGATGCCGATGGGCGATGCAGCCGCCACCGATGCATTCGAAGCAGCCACCGTACGGCCCTCGATCACGAACCACGAATACTGGATCGAAGTCGAGGTGGGCACCGAGTTGAGGGAAAGCGCCAGGGGCATACCGAGGTTGGCCGTGTTCGGCACAGCAATTACGCTGTTCGCCACGTCCCACACCACCGGCGTACCAGTGACCAGCGGAGTCGATGCAGGGATGGCGAGATACACCACCTCCTGGCCGCCCCAATACGGGTCATTTGCGCCCAGCACCGTACCCAGCACGTGACGTTGCACGTTGTCCGGGATGAAGAAATTACCCACCGGCTGAGAGCCAAGGAGGGGATATGCGCTTGCAGCGGTAGTCATGTTGACTCCTTTAATCGTTTAGAAGCACTTGCCTTTGTCTTGTCTACAGGATGCATTAAGGCTTTCTCAATCGGCCAGCCGCGGCGCAGTCTGTTCATTAGCGTATGAGGGTCGATTCCGAACTTCTCCGCGATAATTTGCTTAGGCCACATCTTTCCATCGTACTCGATCAACCTGGTATTCCTGCGGTTGTTTTGCTGCTCTCGTCGAGTAGCCCATTTGCAGTTTTCCCTAGAGTAACCTTTCGAATTGTCGATGCGCTCCAAACTTAGCCCCAACGGGGCTTCGCCCATATCCGCAAAAAACGCCTCAAATTTCTTCCACTCATCACAGTAGCCGATTCCTCGACCACCATAATCGGCATAAAACTTGTTTTTGGAATTGTCACAGCGGGATTTCATCTGTGACCACGCCATATAAGTTTTACTGCCATTCTTCCCATACGCTTGACCGTGTTTGGTGGCTTTCATCCTTTGGAAGCAACCGCATGATTTCGTGCGGCCATCTAACACAGGATATGGCTCAGGCTTGCTTTCGTTTCCACAATCGCATTTGCATACGAGCCTTCTTCCTTCCAGTCCAATCACAGTCAACATTCCGAACCGCTGACCGATCAAATAGGCGTAATTCATGGCGTTCTCCAAATTGCCAACGTTGGCGCCATGATTGTATCACGCCCTTATCACGCCTTGAGCACCCCTTGTAGAAACCGCGCGCTGCACACTAGGTTGCCCTGCCACAAGATCGGGATTACGACCGCATCCTGATTCACGCTGCGCAGCTCGTCCATCATGGTCATGTTGGCATCGCGGTGCGCGACCAGTTCCAGGTAATCCGTGTTCAGGAAGTACGCGTGCTGAGAGGGGATGCCGCCCGACGAATCGAAGAAGACATCGGCAGTCTTGTACTTCATGCGGATCATGCCGCCTTGGCCGTCATCTTCCGGTGCGTAACGCTTCAGGCTCGTCTGCGATTGCTCGTAGAACGTGAAGTAGTCATCGCTCATGACGATCATGTCGGGCATGTCGTTGCCACGGGTCAGACGAATCCAGGTCGGGAGCATCAGGCTTTCGATGGTCGTAGCGGAAGGCACAATCGCGCCACCGCCTTGAATCGGAGCCGCAGCCGACTGAACCACGTTCTGCCAGAAAGCCCACGTCGCAGCGTTGATGCCGCCGACAGTGCCTTGGCCCGAATCAGCGACAAGAGCTTGCAGACCGTTGATCTGGTTCGAGGCGGTGCCGTCCGAGTAGATATCGAGCGACATGCCGTTAGCCATCGAGCGCTGGGCGTTCGTGATCTTGGCCTTGACGAAGTTGATGATCCGTTGCGGGCCTGCGTTGGTACGCATTTCCAGACCGGATGCGGCGACGTTCACCGCAATCTGGCGCCACGGATATTCAGCCGCCGTCAGCACGTCCACGGCGTTGACGTTCAGCACGTCATAACCGGAGTAACGTTGGTAGGTCGAGTTGTTCGCATAATCCAGCGGCTGGACGATGGACAGACCGCCATCCTCAATGCGGATGCGGCCCTTTTCGCTCAGGCGACGGAACAGCGCGTTGTGCCGCGAAACGTTATCCGCGACTTGTTTGGAATGGTTACGGTAAGTGGTCGAAACCAGTTCCGTAAATGCATTGAAAAGATTGCTTTGGCCGGGAGATGCCATTTAGGGTTCCTCAATCAGTTAAGCCAGCCCAAGGCGTTTAGCCTCGCGGGCGATGGTTTCATCCATTGTCGCCGCCACTGTCGGACCGGAGGCACTGGCACGCCCGTTGGAGCGCACGTTAGTAACCTTCTTAGCCTTTTCAGCTACAGCTTTCCTAGATTCGGCCCATTGCTTTTGCTGTTGAGCAATCCAAATGTTTGCCGTTTGCGGATGAGCGCGCAGAGCCATTTCATACGCCTCATCCATATCCTTAGCCGCCCCTTGCTGGAGGTATCCGCCCATAAGCGGCTTAAGGAGTTCGAAGTGCTCGTGATCCGGGTCTTGCGCGAATCGCTCGATCATTTCATTTGCTGCGCGTTGCTGTTCGGCAGCAGCCCGTTGTTCACGTTCCTGCGCCTCACGCTGCTGATTATATTGCTGTTGTTCGAATCCTGCTAGTTTCTGCTGCATTTGGGCAATACGCGGGTCAAGCGGCTCGCCCTGTTGCTGATTAACGTTCTGGAATACCCCGACAATATCAGCCGGATCAATCCCATAATTGCTCATTACCTGGAACATCAGGCCGACTTTCTCATGGCGCTGACCATATCGAAGGGTATGATCCGTCGCCAAAAGGGTGCGGACAGCTTCCTGCGGCTTTACCTGGAAACGGTCAATCGTGGCCCGATACGGGGCGACCACATCAGACCATTCCTTGGATTCCTGATGGCCGGAGCGATATTGTTCGATACCCTTGTGGAAGTTTTCCTCCCGGCGCTTATCTTCAAGGCGCAGCAGTTCAGCCTGCTCGGGCGGAAGCTGGCTCAGGACTTCTAGGGCTGCTTTCTTCCACTTTGGCTGATACGGCTGTTCAGCAGCAGGCGTTTCAGGAACTTCCTCAGGTTCTTCTGCGGGGGGTTCCTCAGTATCAGGTTCCGGCGAAATCTCTTCTGGCGCCTGCTGATTATCAATTGGTTCCTCAGGCTCGATAATATCTGGCGCATTATCGTCCTCCGGTTGCACCTGATCGGCGCCAGGCCATCCAAGTTGCGCCATGGTGCGCGCAATATCCTCTTCCATCCCGCCAATAACACTGCTCATTTCAACGCTCCTTGGGATTATGCTGCGTTATCAATCGCGCGCTGTTTCTCGGCGCTCATATTGTTGTAGACATTATATGCGGCTTGCTCAACGCCTTTCTCGAATGTCTTATCTGCTTCTGCTGCCCGCTTCTTGGCTTCCTTCTTTTCGGACTCCATTCCTTCCCACGGGCGGCAATTATTGCGCTTCAGGTCTTCACGACGCGCAGATTTGCCCTCGATCCATTTGCCATCGATTGGGGAGGTATATCCCCCGATATCAACCTGAACGGATGGCGCCTCGACTCTGCGAACCATTTTCTGCGAGCAATGAACAGGAGTATCGTCGCGCTGACTAATATGACGGAAAATCGTCTCATAATGGCCACACCCCTGACAAACGCAACCATATATCGGCATTATTCGCTCCCCGAAGCCTGATTAGCAGAACTGATTTGCGCCGCCGCCAACGTGGTGCCCGCACTCAATTCGGCAACCTCAATAGCGCGCGCGTTATTCATCTCAGCAATAATCATCTGCATCTGGTTGCGTGAATCCTCGCGGGCAGCATCCGACTGCGCCTTGAATTCGGCCATCATCATGTCGAATTGCTGCTTTGCAGCGTCGCGCTGAAGCTCCAATTCCTGCTGGTGCGCGTTCTCGCGGGCCTGTACTTCTTGGCGCCATGCTTCGGTTTGCTGCTCCAGTTCAGCGCGCATCTGCTCTGCCTGCATATCAGCCTGCAATTCGGCTTGATGGGCCTGCGCATCGGCCTGAAGCTTCTGCGTGTGCATCTGGACATCTGCCTGAGCCTTGGCCTGAATCTTCTGCATCTCAGCCTGCGCCTTACCTGCATTCGGGTCTGGAGCCGGCTGCGGCGGCTTCATCTGCTCGAACGTGTCTTCCAGGCGATTCCCAAACTTGAACTTGCGGCAGACGGACAGCACGAATTCCTTCGCGGCCTCGAACGGCATAACCCCTTGCTGCACCAGCGGCCAGATCTTCGTGATCGCATCTGTGACAGCGGCGAAACTCGTCGTCATCTGCTCAAGATCTTCCTGCTGCGTCGCCGCAATAGTCGAATCCGTCTCGATGTCGATCTGGTACGTCCGCATCTGGTCAGACTTCAGTACCTCATCAATCTGCTCCCACGTAATGGGCTTGGGCGGCAACTGCGGCGGCGGAGGGGGCTGCTGACCCTGCATCATCGCCATCATGGCCTGTTGCTGGTACTGAGCCTTCATGGGGGCAATCTGCGCTTCGTACTCGGCCTCAGTCGGGTACTTTTCCTGAGTCATCTCGCGCAGAGTCTCGACCTCAAACTTGCGGCCAATTACCTGAGCCTGGAGACGCAGCAGATCGCGGACGTAACGCTGCACATTGCGCTGCATATCCGAGACACGCCCCTTGCCGAATGCAACCTTCAGCGCCTGTGCACCAAGCGTCTCTTGTGCATCCGTAGAGCCGCGCATGATGTCGGAGATGCCAGATAGTTCATAGATCACCATCTTGCATTGCTCACGGGCCTCGTATAGCCCTTGAACAACCTTCATCATCACTTCAATCGGCGCGAACCAAATGAACTTGTCGATCCCACCGGCCTCGCGCAGCATGGCAATGGACTCAGCCGCCGGGATCAGATCGTTATCTTCGCCACGGAAGATTTCAGGCACCTGCGTGCCCATCGCTGGGTCGTAGAGCCCACGAACCTTGATGGCATTGACGATGCGGTTAATCCGGCCTGAGATGCGGTCCAGCTCGTCTGCCTGCTCCTGGTACTGCTCGAACAGGCTCGGGGGCGACTGGATATCGCTATCAACGATGGCAATCAGCGGTTCAGGGCACGGGAAGAAGTTATCGAACCCGTAAGGATCGTCCTCGGTCTTCAGCGGGCCATGACGGTATTCCGTATTGATCCACTTGACCGTGCGCTCGTCCTTGTCCCAGATCTCCCAGACTGTTGCGGTGCGGAATAGCTCAAATGTCTGGTCATCCTGGTACTTCTTCATCTCGTCAGGATGCAGGCCAGAATCAAGGGGCACTTGCTTGCCGATCTCTTCGCCGAAACGGTCAATCAGTTCCGCGCGGGTAAGCTGATGCTTGAAACCCAGCCATGGAATGGAATCCCACGTCTTACCCGGGCCATGCAGGTATTGATCCCACTGCACGTGCTCAATCGGGGCGGATTCCCATTCCAGTTCTTCGAACGACTCCCCTTGCTGGGCCTCATGCTCGAAGTTGACCTCTTCCGATTCCTCACCCGTCTCCTGAATATCGCCAACCTGCACCATATTCGGCACATAGCGGACGCGGGACAAGCCACGTGCGCAAATGAGCATATCCAGCACGTCCATACGGATTTGCCGGTCAAAATTGGTCGTATCGAGGTTGAACGAGATAGCGCGATTCAGGACGCTCGATACACACTTGCCGATAGGATCGGTCTTATCCCAACGGCGGCGGATATCCGGGTTGGGCAGCGTGTTGTAAATCGCGGGGAAGATAATCGAGGTATTGGCGTACAGGCTGTTATAGCTGTTCTTACGCTTGTCTCGGGCGCGGTAACGATCCCAATTCAGCTTGGACTGATCGCGCCATTTTCGGAACTGGCTTTCGGCCAAATTCAGCTCAGTAGCCCAGCGACGGACTTCCCCGCGCGGGCCAGAGCCAAAGTCTTCCGGGCCGGTGGCGCTATTTACAGTAGCGTCAGGTACGTTGTTCACATTAGTTCTCCGCCAATCGTTTCCCGCGCTGTGCTGCGATCAGGTCATTAATAGACTGTTGCAACGGGAATTTGGCCTCAGGCTTGGGCTGCGTCTTGGCCTCTTCCTGGTACGCAACCGCCGCCATTCGCATAGCATCGGCAATATGGCTGGTCCAGTCATGCAGAGGCGATTCCCGGAAACACTTGCGATTATCGTCCCATTCCCGCTGATATTGGGCAAGCGCTTCTAATCCATCCTCGCATTCTAGATCAAAATAGGAACGTTTTAGCATTTCCCGGACAGCCTGAATACCATCCTGCACGGAAAGCGACGGCACTATACGGACCCGGTCCCAGCCGAATGCCTTGGCGAACTGTTCCTCGGTGGATTTTCCGTTGGCGGCGAAAGTCTTGGCTTTGGCGTCGTGGGGTAGAAAGATGTGCCCGGGCTTGGCTCCCCTGTCTCTGTACCAGCCACGAACATAATCAATGTAATGGTCAGCGCCGTAACCGCTAGCAGAATAACAGCCCACGAAATGCACTTCGCCATAAGGGACTTGATAAAACCAGACCGATGTGTCGTCCGTGTGGCCCAAATCCCAAGCAGTATGCACAGGCAAAGCGTGGTCGATATCGACACGGCGATGTCTCCCCTCTGATTTAAGCTTTGTGATCCACGCGCCATAGTAAGACCCGAGAATGGCGGCATCGAACGAGCAGAAATACTCTTGGTCGAACATGGACTGGCCGAAGTCGGGGCCATATTCGTCAATCATCGCCAGCCGTTCTTTCTCTAGAGCCTCAGGCGTGAATACCCCGGTTTGATCGGCTCGTAGAATCTGCGTGAATGCCAAGGGATCTTTCTGCATCGCCTTATACATCTTCTCGGCGTGGTTATGGCCCCGTGGCGTTGTGATGAACATCGCCCAGCCATTATTTTCCAGCAGGATTGGTCGCACATAGGCCCAAGCAGCGGGGTTCGCTAGTGCCCACTCGGAAAAAACCACACCCCCAGGCGATGAACCAACCAGAGTGTTATACCGATCCGAACCGCCCACTTGCCAAGTAGAGCCATTCTTGAAGCCAATGAACATTTCCTGATCGCGCGTTGTCGCCCGAAGCTCATGCGGGAATGCCTCATCGATCCGCCTCCGCCCAGTATGTGGATTAATCGACGCCCAGATAGCCTTTCTAGCGTGCGCAGCTTCAGGGAGCAAATGCCAATAAGCTGCTTTGCGCTCAAAGGCTTTGCAGGCTGTCGTATGTAATGCCAGCTCGTCTTTACCTGCGCGTCGATGGGCAATCAGATTGAGTAGGCGCCCACCATTCTCCATGTAGCGCCATGCGTCCATCTGATAGGGGCGCGGACGCCAACCATGTGCTGGGATACGGATTACTGGCATTTCGTCTTTGTGCGCAGAATGCACACGAAATATGCCAATGCATCTGGGAGAGATGATATGGATATGGCGATCATTGGGTAATCCTCATCGCCGTGCCACCCGGACATTTCCCATTGCCCACGCTTGAGCTTGATGTGCGGCTTAGATTTCACGGTCTGCTCCAGTCACAAGCCACGGATGCAGCGAATACCCGCAGCTCCCACATACACACGCCGATCCAGGCTCGATATCCTTCCCCGTCAGCGTCATGGCGTATTCAGCGCTCATCGGCTGGCCACGGCCCAGCTTGTCCTTGCGGTACAGAAACGCCGGCTGGCCGCATGCGTGCTGGCCGTAATGGTGGAGGATCTCGGTGTAGGTCATTCCCCATCTCCAAGCCGAACAATCTGGACCGTCAGGCCCACGTCACCCGAAAGCTCCTGCTCTACCTTATCTCGCCACTTTTCACGCTGACGATTCTTAAGCCAGAAAATGGCCGCAGTCGTCTCAGGCGGGTAATGCTTGATAATCGGCGTCTCAACGATCTCCCCATTTGCTACTCGGAGATCCAGGTCAGGATGGGAATAACCTAGGGCGCGTTGGTAAAGGCTTTTGGCGACATTTGCGTCGGCTTCGTCCTTTCCACTTTTTATGGCCTCTAAGAATTCGCTGTGCGAACTTTTCCAGTTACTGATTGTTGACACATCAACATCAAAGAACTTGGCTAAGTCGTTGTCAGTAGCCCCCAGAAGACATAGCTTGAATGCCTGCTCTACGTATTCGGGTTTGTACTTAGTTGGCTGTCCGGCAGGCATATTACCCCCGGAGAATGAGAGACTGTTCGCTGTTCGCCTGAGCTTGCGCCATCATGTCCAGAATCGGACGTGTGACATTCATCAGATGCTGAACAGCGGCCGTCAGGGTATGTACCTGAAGCTCAAGGGCGTGAATGCGTGCTTCTTGGGATTTGGCCCGGTCGCGCAATGCGGATTCCGCCATAGCGGCGCCAAGACCTTCTGTGTTATCCATATTTTCCTCCCGAGTTGTCGGTGGTACTGCGGGTACTGCTTAGATTACTTTGCCGCCCAGCTTTACCTTGCCCTTCTTGGGCGCAGGGAGGCCCTTACCCACTCCAGCAGCTTTGGCTGCGTCCATCTTCTCTTTGGTGAAGTTGGAACCAGGCATGGGGTAATCGTTGCAGAACTTCCCGGTTTTCAGATGCGCCAGAACTTGTGCGGTCATTTCCGCTACGTCTTTCGTTGCCATCAGATCCTCGCCTGCGCCTTTTCGATCAGCGCGTTCAGTTGCATAGCCATTTCCGCCAGCGGGATGGATTTTGTCAGGAGGCTATTGACGTCATCGCGCATTTGAGCCCATTCCGCGACGCTCATGGTCATGGTAATGGTCAGTTCGCTGTCGTCTGGCACCTGAATACTGGCTGTTGTTTCCATTTTGGCCTCCAACCTTGATTATATTCGAGTTATAGGCAAAAGAAAGCCCGGTAGTTCCGGGCTTAAGAGGGGGTATTTTGGCCTGTCTTTCCAGGCTGTCACCGGGTTACCGCCTTCCGGTGCCGAAGCTGCGTGTGAGCGCATTCGGCGGTCCACTCGGGAGGATATACCAACTGAGGGGCCGGCGCTGATCTCCGGCACAGGGGTGTAGCAAGCCCCGCAAAGCGCGCACTACTGTAGTTGCGGCGCATCAGCCTGCGCATTCCCTCACGGCTGGCGACTCCCGGAGCTAGTTGCATGTCGCAGTCATGCCTATGCTTAATCCGCGCCCAATCGCCATGCGTGAGGAAATTCCCTCCGGGAGCAACACGGGCCAAGCGGGGAGATTGGGAGGGTCCGCCTGGACTTAACCGTGCTGCTCCCGGAAAGCCCTCGTTTGAGGGATATTCCGGTACCGCGCTGAGTGCCATTTCCTACTTTACTACAATCCGCCCCGATTCGAATAACATGCCAATCGTTTTTCTGTGGGCTTCTTCCCAAATCTCCCGGCGCATCTCCTTGCTGAACGATTTTCCCTGGTCGATTTCCGCGTGGCATTTATGACACAGTGCCGCGATTCGATAATCGTGCGCCTTGATCCCCATGCCTTTAGCGTCCCGCTGCTGGTTCGAATGGGCGGCTACTACCGTACCATCAGATACCGAGCAGCGAGCGCATGGGAAGTCTCTGACGGCCTCCAGAAGAGCTTTGTTGCGGAAGTTCACAGGCCCCGCCACCAGAAGTAGAAAACGACCATCGGCCAGTAGTAGAAGCTCATTTTTCGTCCTCCTTTTGGCGAGCGACATCCTTGACAGCATTGACTGCCTCAATCGTGACCTTGAAATCATCCATGGAATAATGCGTACCGTCGCTCTTCAGCGTAGGGTACTTGTACACCCCGAGAATACCTCGGATGATTGAAATCGTCTTAATCGATTCTTCTCGTTCTCGCTCTAGGCTTTGTTTGCTCCGAACCAGTTCATCTGATGAGCGCGTTGCTGCAAAGGTATTTTTTGCGACGTAGAAGGCGACCCCTACAAGTCCGCCCCCGAATAATCCCAAGAATATCGATGGGACCAACTTGTCAACCACGAGCCACCAGATAAATCCGACCTTTGCCGCCTCACCAAGACCGGCCAACGTCTGCATAACCAGCTTCATTTCTTCCATGTCATCACCCCAGCAGCGCGTGCCACAACCAGAAACCAATCATGAGCGGCATAACGCCAATCATGCACGAGATGGCGAACATGCAGATGATGAGCGCCAGGCTACCGATTCCTTTGAGGATGCCCATCATTTCGCGGCCTCCTTCTTTTCCTTTTCATATGCCGCCTGTACCTCAGCAGCCGCTTTCCCGAGCATTTTAGGAATCGCCGCCGTGAGGACTGCCATGCAGAAGGACATTACGAGGATGCCCACAGTCGAAATAACCCAGAATTTCCAGCCCATTTTCCAATCTCCTTTTGCCTTACTTCTCGGTTGCCTTAGGCATCGAAACTACGTTCTTCGTGATCTCCAGCGCCGCGAGGATGTCCACAAGCTCCGCATGCGTCAGTTTCACGTTTGCCGCTTTCTGGTCACGCGTGGTGCGTAACCATGCCTCTTTATCCATCAACTTATCGATCAGGTCCATTTCCCCTCCCGTTACGGTTTAATCACACGATTGTCGCGCCACCGATCAACCATCTCCCGGTCCATTCGATAGCGCAAATGCACGTGGTCAGAGCACGATACATCCTTGATGTTGCCCGCTGAGTCCGTGTACACGTCCACACTGGGTGTTTGATCGTCCTTGATAGCCTGGACGGTCTTGTGCGCGATCCAGCCTGCTATGCCGCCTGATGCAAGCCCGAAGATCATGCCGATTGCCATGTCATACGCCATCATCCACCTCCCGTTCCTCGCTGACCTCGACCGTGATTGTCTCAGACGGCGTGTGCACTTCTACCTTCTCGAATACCAAGATCCAATCACCGTCGCGCTTTACCCACACATACTTCCCCTTAGGCGTTGGGTATGGCGTGAAATGAACCGGACATGGCCTCAGCGAACCATCGCCAGACGGGCACGTGCATTCCATCTCAATCTCCCGACAAAAGCCAAATGGTGACCAGCACGCCGAGCGCCACGACTGCTACGAAGTAGAGGACCATGGCGTCGGATAGCGTCATTGCTGGAGCGCGCTATCCACAACCGCCAAGGCCACGCACATTCCCGCCCTGACACAACTTTCTGGCGTTCCATCTGGGGGAGGCGCCGGCAGCGTCGCGCCCCCTTTCTGAAGGGTGGACACGATTTCCTCCAGCGCCTGCTTGCGCGAGGCTTGCCAGACCCACCACGCATCGCTTGTTTGCAGATCGGCATAGTCATCCGTATCCGCCCATCTGGCTAGATCGAATCCTTCGCCCTTCGCCCACTTCTCGAACTCTTCGTTCATGCTGGCACCTCGTCGTGTTGTTCGTCGTGGATCGGAACGCCGCTGATCGGGCGGAGGCGCCAATCAGGAACGCATGCGTAGTGCGTAAGCCGGCTACCACCGATTGACATGGGCACATCGACTGGCGTCGGGAAATAGCAGACCCATTCGTAGCTCGTTGCGTTCTGCATAACCCCATCCGGCAGCAGAAAGTCCATTCCTATTGGTGCCGCTTTCAAAACCTGAACGATGCGGCCGGCAAGGGGCGCCTTTGCCCGGCAGATCACCGCCAAGTCCCCCGGTTTGCAATTCATGCTGGCTCCTTCGCGCGAATCCAGCCCTTCCCCGTGGAAACGATCTTGCCGGCTTTGCGCAGCGCCTGTAGCCGACGGTCGCAGACGCGAAATCCATCGCGCACAGAATGGGCTCGGCATTCTTCCGCCACGTCGCGCACATGGATCTCCGAGAAGCGAACCGGATGGCCGCCAATCTTGTTCAGGATCAAGCGATCCAATTTTTCATACTTCGTCATGCTCCCTCTCCCTAGCGTGTAATGGCCTCGATGGCCTGTTCTACATTCTCGACTACTGCCACTTGGCCGCGCCATTCTGCGTGCCACTTAACCTGATCCTCGGTCAGCTTGCGCGCGCTTGGCGGTTTGCTACCATCCTTCACTTCGAGCAGGCTGACGATTCCTCGCCATCCGACCAGCAAATCCGGGCACCCTTGGCCCACAGCGTGAAGCGGCTGGACACTCGCCCCGATCTTCCGAAGAGCCTCTACGATCTCGGCCTGGTTCGCGTCAACCCGCGCTTGGCGGCGCATGCTTCCTCCGTGTGTTATTGGCTTGCTCTTTCTTTGTTGCCCATTTGCAGTTATCAGGCACGTAGTCTCCGAACGGGTCAGTTCTATCAATGGAATGTTCCGGAGATGGTTTCTGACCCATGTCAGCCAAAAAATCAGAAAAACTATTCATCCACCTATCACAAACCCTAACTCCTAAGGCTCCATACCACGCGTAATTATGCGCTCTTGGGTCATTACAACGTTGTTTCATCCCCATCCATGAGTTGTGCTCCGGAGTGCCGTGCATCCCATGCTTGGTTGATCTGGCAGATGTTACTTCTGACGCCAAACATCCACATGATTTTGTTGCGCCGGAGGTAACTGACGGCAGCATTAGTTCCTTAATCGTTCCACATTCGCACCGGCATATCGCTTTGCGCTTCGAATGCTTTGTGCCAGCGGTCACGCTCAGAACAGTCCACCTAAAATGCTTCTCTCCAACCCTAGCATCAACAGGATTTGACTTTATCCCATGCTTTGCCATATGCCTGTTTAGAGTAGCTTTGCTAATCCCCAAAATCACAGATGCCCCATTAAGGCAGCCTGCTTCCTTGAGTGCGGATGCTATGGATTCCGCATCAACCTTGGCCGCTCTACGCATTCGATGGCTCCGAAAACGCGCGTGCGGGCGCGCGAGGATCGCCATCCAATTCGCCAAACTCCAGCCCCAACTTGGCCTCAATCTCACGTGCAAGCCCCTCGACGATACGCAGACGGTTGTACGCGTACTTGCTCAGGTTCTGGAGCGGAAGCGACAATGCCTTGGACGCGTTGGTCAGGCAAGGCGCATCAAAACGTCCAGTGATCTGCTTGCGCAGGTTGTAGCTGCGGCGCTTGTAGACCGCATCCATGTGGCCTACTGCGGATTCGGTGCGCGGGTAGTCTTTCATTGCTCATCCTCATCGATGGCATCCGTTATCTCGTCGCCGTAGTCCTTCTGGCTGTGCGATAACGCCGGAGCACTCGCGTACTGCTTTGCCATCGTCACTTGCAGAACAGGAGTATTCGATCCCTTAAGCATCACCATCTGCGCTTTTTCAGGCTGGCCCAAGAGCAGCGGCGGGGCAATCTGGAAACCATTTTTGGCGTTCTGCGACTCCGCAATCCCGATCATGACCGGGGGATACTCAGGCGTCTCATTGCGCATCTTGTAGCCGCGATACCGATTCACGAACTCATTGCGAATGAACGGCCATTCGTCCTCAGTCTTCGTCCCTAGCGACACCCAGCCGCCCATTTCGATGATAACTCGGTGGATGATCGGGTCGTCAAACGCGACTGAGGCGTAAGTCCCAACTGACCGCACAGCCTTGTCCACCTTCGTCCAGGCTACCAACGCGGAATCCTGCGTCGAGCCTTGGAGCATCTTCACGATGTCGGCAGGCTTCGGCATGAACTGCCCGTTGTCCGGGTTCACACAGTGCTTGCTGAACGCCTCAGACACAGCAGCGAAATCAAAAGGCGTCATGGCCGACCACCAGACCTTGGCCGCGAACTGGGAAAAATCCTGACGGTAGAAGGCATACACGTCGCCCAGCAACGTCTGGAATTTCGGGAATTCGTTCTGGTTCATGCTCCTGCCTCCCTCATAAAGTCTTCGGAAACCTGCAATGCGATCTGTCGGTTACGGGCCTCCAGCGCCTCCTGCTTGTTCATCGGCAGGACTTGCCCAACAACTCGATTCGGTCCCTGTCGCTCATTGCGCACCCAATTTCTCCAAGTAGCCGACCAGTCCAGCTTCGCCCCATCCTTGCCTGCCTTGCCGATCCAGTAGTCACGGAATCTGCATCCAACATCGAAAGGCACTAAGTCTGGTCGCTCCGTCTGGCAGAAAGCAATTTGCCCCGCGTCGGGTTCCCAGTCAGCAGGCAAGCGCGTAGCGCGAGCACTACTCTTTTTCTTTTCTTCTTTCTTCTCTTCTCTTCTCTTCTCTTCTCTAGTCCCATCTGTGTCCGTCTCTTCTGCGGACAGATTGCGGACAGATTGAGGACTCTTTCTGGAATCTCGCTTCCTCTTTTGATCCTCTCCACGCCGCTTGGCGGACTGGCCGTTATGGTCCGCAAACTCAGGCAGCGTAAGGGTTTCAGCCCCGTCATACGACAGCCAACCTACCTTAATCATGGCGTCTGCAAACCCCCCCCACCCGATCACATGGTCAAGGGTTTCAGGTGTGTACCCGAACAGAACGCCGTCTTCGCTGTGTTGGTCGAAAACGCTCCAAACCGCATGCAGTCCGCCAATTGCGCGAAACTTGTCCGACTTTGTAGCGGACAGAATGCGGACAATTTTCGGATGGGTTTGCAGTTCGCAGCGCATCTTGATCCAGTCCCCGGCCATGGCGCTATTCCTTTACTTCGTCGTCCCGATCTTGGGACTCAGCGGAAAGCGCCTTTGCCACAGCCGCCGCTTGAGTCGGCGTAAGCATGATTAGATGCGGAGCATTCCCACAGGGGTCCGGCTGCCCGATGCAGATATAGCCATCGTCATCCGTATAGACAGACGTTTCGTAGGCGGACATGAGTTTCACAGTTCACCCCCCAAAATCCGAGCGAATTCCTCCGCCAAAATTGCTTGGCAGATTACGTGCTCGTCAGAGGTGGAAATGGCAGACGTCAGCGGATCGCTGTTGTCAGTGGATGCGCCGGAGTTGGCGCTTGTGGCAGATTGCTCGCTGGCAGGCGAGGCTTCTTTGATAGACATGCTGCACCTTTCGTTGACCCAGGCGCTTGAGGCGGGACTCAGGAGCTAGTGGAAGCTCCCCGAGACTAGGAGTGCCGTGTTGGCGGTTACTCCTAAGCCCCTACTCAAGCACTCTCGTTTATACCCGTTTCGGCTTCCACACCTATCCGGGGCTGGCATCGATAGTTACAGATATGCAACCGATGCTAGCTCCCAGTGTAGGTGTTTTCTGACAAGAAGTGAACTATGGAAACCCTAAATTCCGCACATGAAACTTTTTGCAACAGTCCTTGGCGGTACGCTTGACATGCGTAAACGGTGCGAAGTAATCACTTGCTTAACGCTTTCATAGCCTTCTTAAGTTGGCTGATCGTTCGTCGGCGCGGCACTTGATCTGGGTTGTTGACCAAATTCGTCAACGTCCTAGCCGTCAAGCCAGACTTCTTAGTGATCGCAGCCCAGGTTCCCTTTTGGTCGATGAGCCATGCTCGGATCTCTTCCACTTCCTGCTCGTTTTTGTGCATCACGGATCTCCAAAGTAAGACAGGTTCGATTCTAGCACATGGATAGGAAACTTGCGCGGAAACTTTCTTGCGCAAATTGCTTGCACTTCTGGATTGCTGGCACTATGATTCAGCCATCGACAACGCAACACGCAAGGGGAAACGAAATGGCACGCAAACCGAACCCGCGAAAAGTTCGCCGCTACCACGGTCTGGGTGTCTACCAGAACGGCGACCCTGACACTTACATTGCAGACTACATGGGGCGTCAATTCCTTTTCTTGCGCAACGGCAAAGGTTGGACGGTGGACGGCCGTTTCTTCCATAAGCTGGCTGACGCCGCCGAACACGTGGTGTTGACTGCCTGACCACAATCCGCCCGCTACGGCGGGCACCAATACAACGGGAGCAGACATGGACAAGTACGACGCGGAAGAGCGCATTGATAGCGATCTGCGAGCTGGGGCAATTTCTGAATACGTGGACGGGGAGACGGCGCTTGAAGTGCTCGGCGATTTGCTGGTGCTGTTCAATAAGCCAGCGGCGATTGACGCGAATCTGATCGAGCATCTTCGCGCCGTGAATTTGGCGATCTCTGGCCGGCTGTCTGCTTTCTGCGACAAGATCATCGCGGACAACATCGAGCACGTGATTGCGGCTGATGACGAAGAGCGGCGGGATTCGCGCTCTACCTACTTCGAGATGGTTTCTGACAAGGTGCACTGATGGGAACGAAACATACGCCGGGACCGTGGGCTGCGCTTCCCGAGGAGTGCGACCGGGCCTACATCCGAATTCGCGGCCAAAAGCTCGGCTGCCGCTACAAGGTCGCGAACGTCCTGACGCTCGTATATGAAGGCGTCCACGAACGCGAGGCCGAGGAGACGCGAGCCAACGCCCGCCTGATCGCCGCCTCGCCTGAATTGCTGGAGGCGCTGGAATTGTGCGCAGCCGCGCTACCTGCTTATTCCGAAGAAGCCAAAGCGGCCCGCGCCGCAATCGCCAAAGCCACCGGAGAGCAATCGTGAACTGGCGCGACTTCTTCAAGAGCTTCGGCGAGTCGTATCTCCACCCGCGCTATGGCGCAGAGGTATGCGGCTCCATGACCATCGAGCAACTCTACCAAGCGTTCCGCGCCCGCATGCAGGACGAGGACAAGGATGATCTGAAATGACTGCAAGCGAATGCGCTATCCGTCAGGCGATGCGGGAGAACATCTTCACGTCCTCGCTCCAGCCTGAAACGGTGGCTGAAGTTGAGCGTGTATTGCAACGTGTGCGTGAGATTGACCATCTTGCATTGACATCTGGTGACCTTGACGCCATCCGCGCGCTCGGGGCTCTGCAATGGGCCGTATTTGCCGCACTGACATCAATCCAGGCTGACCGTAAGGTGCATGCCGAATTTGGAGTAAAGGTATGAGATATAGCCATTTGCGCACCCCTCGCACCCGAGAAGAGGCTTACGGATATTTCGCTACCTTCCAGCCCGAGCACAAGAAAGAGTCACGCTGGTGGTGGCTTGCGGCGGCTGTCGTAATGGTCGCTATCGTTTGGATGATGCTTTGGAGGGCCTAATGTGGACCCGCATCAATACTGGCAGCAGTTAGGTCAACAGCAAGCACAGCAGGAACTAGACGAAGCGCTAGCCTGGTACGAAGAACAATGGACGAGGGTAAAAAATGAAGATGATTGCAGCGGCATTTGTGAAGGCGCAGAAAGAGTTTGCACCGGCGCTGAAGGCCAAGACGAACCCGCATTTCAAGTCGCAGTATGTGGATCTTGCCGGGTGCGTGGAGGCGGTCATTGACGCGCTGAACACCAACGGAATCGCGCTGATGCAGCCTACGCATGAATGCGAATCTGGCGTGTTGGTCGAGACTCTTTTTGTGCATGAGTCAGGAGAGATGCTATCTGGCGGGAAGCTCCATGTTCCGGCTCAGAAACAGGATGCGCAAGGGTATGGTTCGGCGCTTACTTATGCCCGTCGCTATGGCTTGATGGCTGCTTGTGGGATCGCTCCTGAGGACGATGACGGAAATGCAGCGACTAAGGCTGGCCCTCCCATCAAAAAGGATCTGTCGCGAAAGAAAGAAGCCGCTGGCGTGAATATGGATGATGCCACTATTGCCCTGAAGGAAGCACAGAACCTCGATGATCTTCAGAGAATTTTCGGTGACCTGTACACGGCAGCCACGCCTGAGCAAAAAACGTCTCTCAAGACCACATATGACGCTGCTAAGGCAGCATTCGCAGGAGAGTAAGTATGGCATTCGAGAATAAACCTGGACAAGGCGCGATGTTTGTCAACGATCAGAAAGAGAAAGACACACATCCAGATTATCGAGGGCAGATCAAGTTGCCGGATGGAACCGACTGCTGGATTTCTGGCTGGCTCAAGGAGGGCAGCAAGGGCGATTTCATCAGCATCAGCGTGAAGCCAAAAGACCAGCAAAGTGCGCCGAAGAGTGGCTTTCCGAAGGCTAGGGAAAAACAGCCAGAAGCCAACTTTCCTGACGACGATATCCCATTCTAAAGAGATAGACCATGCAAGATACCCCGATGGAAACCTTGCTGGCCCGTGGGCAGTACGCCACGGTGAGGGCAGAACACAAGCATCTGATGGCTAGATTCACCAACGGATGCGAGATGGTTAGAAGCGGGATAGCCTATACGCTTAAGTCTCTTCAAGACGATTCCCTAGACCGTTCCGCATTCTCTGACATGAAGGAAGCCATTGATGAGTTGGCGGAGTTGGCCACGTCAATCCAGGAGCTATCCCTCGAATTGAAAGCGCTTAAGGTAGAAGCATGGCGTTGAGCGAAGAGGCAGAAATTAACATCTTCCGGGCGCTGGATTTCCTTAGGGATACAGCGCCAGCTTTTGCCAAAGCCAAGGCGCAGCGCGTCTATCTGGAATCCTTCCTGAAGGCAAAACGCGCCATCCTTATGAAGCAGGTAGAGGCGACATATCCAAGCGCGGCGGCGCAGGAAAGGGAGGCCATGGCGCATCCCGACTACTTAGATCTACTTGACGCGCTGAGGATCGCCACGGAGGAAGAGGAAAAGCTGGGATGGATGATGAAGGCAGCTCAGGCTAAGTGTTCTGTATGGCAAACGCTGGAAGCTACAAAGCGGATGGAAATGAAAGTTGTATAGGGGGTCAGCATGGAAGACATCGTGAATCGGCTGGAGTCGGCAAACGAGTTTTGCGAGTCGATGGAGGCGAGGCAGCTAAGGAAGGACGCAGCGGAGGAAATTCGCAGGCTGCGCAGGGAAGTGGAAGCACTGAAGGGAGACGAGAAATGATGACTGACGAAGAGCGCAAAGCAAAATACCTGGCGCGCAAAGCCGCAAAGCCGCAAAAGATCCCGGCCATCCCTAGCCACATGAGGCTGAAGCGCGAAAACATGAACCGTATCGTGAGCCTGATTGAGCAGATGGGATCGGCAACATGTCGGCAATTGTCAGCGATCATCGGGCCGGATCGGCACGGTACTGTGCGCGGATGGGTGGCTGACCTTCACTGTGACCAGCGCATCTACATTGCAGGATGGGTAAGGCAGGAAGGCGGCTGCAAGAAGCGCGTTCCGTGCTATCGCGTCGGTAATGAACCAGATACGCCGAACAACCCCATGACCGAAGAGCCGGCCAAGATCGCAAAGAACGATCCCGAATATCTGTCACGCGCCGAGGTCGAGCGCAAGCATGAACGGTGGCTCAAAGAGTGGCGCCCGCACGTTGATCCGGCTGCTGCGTGGATGATGAATCCTGTTGCTTGACATATGTCGGCACATGGCATATGATTCAGCCATCGACAACGCAACACGCAAGGGGAACGAAATGACCTACCAAATCCGTGAAAAGATTGCCTACAGCAAGATTGGCAAAATGGTTGCAACGATTGTTCGCGATCACTTCTTCCCGGGCAGTCGTGCACATTGGGTTCAACAAGCAATCGCAGATTGGAACTTTGCAGGCCTAAAGTAAATAACCCAGCCCGCTACGGCGGGCACCAATATGACAAAGACGCAGCTAGCTCTAGATATGATGCGCTCGAATCCAGGCATGACGGCGTATGCGGCGGCTAAGGCTGTCGGCATGAGTCAGTCAGTGCTTACCCGAGCAATCAAAGCCAGAAACGACAAGACCAAGAAGCGCTGCCCCACGTGCGGGCACATCGTAAAGGACGC